AACTTTCCAGTCGATGATTCATACTTTAGAAACTTACCATCTACCTTTGCACTATCTTCATCAACATCATCAAGTTTCAAGAGATTAACTTCACCAGATCCTGGCCCATGTGAAAGAACCTTGTACAAAATATCTCTAACTTGTTTGATTTCACCTTTGAGATTATCAATACTTGTTTCATCTGAGTTTTCAATCTCCTCTTTAATATTTGTTTCTTCAATAAACTTGATTGCTTGTAAAACAGTATCACTTATTTCTGGTGTCTTAATTGGTTCTGGTTTGATAATATCTACTGCATCAACTTCAGTAAATTTGACATCACCATTATTCCAATCTTGAACATCTAAAGGATCTTCTTCTAATTTTGAAATATCAAAATCTTCAGGCACTCCAACTGTAACTGCTGGTTCTGTGATATCCTTGACTTCTTTTGGTTTTTCAATTGTATTGATTAACGAATCTAACTGTTCAATTAATTTTTCTTCTTTTTTCTTTTGTTTCTTTTTACTTACTTTTGCCTCTTGAAGTCCAGTAACGACAGTCGAAGTTAAGACATCAAGATTGATGTCTGCCTCCTTAAGAAGATTATCAAACTCTTCTTTCTTTTCTTTCTTTGCCTTTCCTAGAAGACTAAAAAATTCTGTGAGTTCTGGAGATTTCATTTATTATCTTCATCTTTTTGATTCTTAATTAATTTTGATAACTCCGCTGTTGATCCTACAAATAATGCGTTTGTCACATTAGTAGGCCCTTTGTTTGGATCTTGTTCAAGATCCTTCATTTTCTGTTGCAAGTCAATAAGTTTGTCTGTTGTATCTGCAACTGCTTTGATTGTAGTTGCAGCAACTTCATACGCTCTTGCAGAATCTGATTCTTGTGCTAATTCTAATATACCACTCACCGCTTCTTGCCCCTTTTCAACTAATGAATATAAATTTGCACGACTGTATTCATAATCCTTTTCAGAATCATTTGCCTCCGATTTTGCAAGTTGATTCTTTCGAGTCTCCTTCTTTGGAGTCTCAACAACTTCCGTATCTACGTTAAGTGCTTCCTCGATAGAATCAAAATTTTTCATAACTCTCCTAGATGTCTATACCTTGAGATGGACTGAACTCTTTACCATCACTAAAGAATGATGACATTTCATCAAATCCAAAGTCATCACCAAATTCAATTGATGCATTATCAGTTGCACTAAGAACACCAATAGTTGCATTGTGTTCATGTTTTGCGGCAACTGTATTATCATGAGCACGGAATACAGTTACGTTCTGACCACTGATACTTCTAATCTTCATGATTTCAGTGTCAATGATAATTCTCTGATTTGCAGCTAAATCAGTGGTTGCACTTACCTTGAAGGTTGTAACCTTATCAGAGATTGCACCATCAACAACTGTTGCCTGATCGTCATCATAATTTTTCTTCGCAGTTGGTGTTGCGCTATATCGAATATTACGTTTTGCAGTTTTGAAGTTTTCACTACCATAGTAATCAACATCAACTTTCTTGATGAGGCCTGCTGGGTCATCTGCAACTGGGCCGAATAGATAAGTCTTCGCAGTAAATGATAGAGTGTAAATAATAGTTCTACGAGTCTCAAAACTACCCTCATACTGGTCACTATAATTAATACTCTCTAAAACAATGGGAACATCTTTTTTCTCACCAATTGAATCTATCAAATTAATTGTGATATTAAATGATGGTTGAAAGTAAGGTACAATTTGTTCTAATATCTGTAACGCATCATCACTTAACTTAGCCATGATACTAAGTTCAAATCCAACATTATAAGGAACAGGCATATAAACTTTCTTTGCAGTCGTTCCACTTTTTGCAAGAAAAGTTTGTGCGATTCCAGTCTTACGAGTTGGATCATACTGTATCCCCTGCATCTCAAAGGATAATCTTGGAAGAGTTATTGCAATCTCTCTTTCTAAATCTGGTTGTTGTTGAATTCTTGCCAAGAATTTTTGCATTGGCCCATAAGCCAATGGCACTTTCATGACACTAAAATTTGTCCCACTCGCATCCTTGTGTCGAATGTTAATATTATTAAAGAGAGTACCGAAACCGATAACTGTCTTTCTTAATATCTCATGATAGAAATAAGTACCTAACATATCAAAGCTTTCTAACTATTTAGAATGTTCCGAACGGATTGCCCTCTGAGAAGTCTAAAATGGCATCCGCCTCTGTTTCAAACGCTGCATTATCATTATACTGATTAGCGTTATATTCATTATTTGGATAATCATTTGGTTGATCATAACTCACAGATAGTATCACATATTCTGCACCAGATTCGAGTCCTTTTATTTTCTCACCAACTTGGAATTGCATCTTAGTTAACATACCAACATCAAGAGTTCGAGATCCTTCATCCCATACTTTGACTCTTGCAGTTTCTGAAGAATCTGATGATACTTGAACCGTTTCATTAAAGATATAATTACCATCACCTATTGATGTTGCAGCACCGATTGTAATCGTTGGTGCAGTCGTATATCCACTACCAGCGTTACTGATTCTGATCGCACTAATCGTTCCACCAACCATCACAGCCTCAGCAGTTGCATCAGTTCCTCCTGATGGTGCAGTGGTAATCGCAACATTTGGTGTGGTAGTGTAACCAGATCCACCAGATGTAATTGTAACGATACCTACAGAACCTAGAGTAGTGATGCCAGCAGTCGCTATACCAGTGCCTGGCACGGTTACAGTGGGTATTCCGATGTATCCACTGCCAGGATTGATTAAAAGAATTTTGTCTATAGATTTAGCAGTTCCGATACCTGATCTAGATGTCATAATTGCAACCGCAGTTGCGTCTACGCCAGGTGATGTACTGATTGAAACAGTAGGTGCAGTAAGATATCCGTAACCATCATTCTGTACAAATATTTGTTGAACTGCACCAAAATTAAGAGTTGTGTTTGCAGTTGCAGTAGCACCGACACCAGACAATATAAGTCTTGCAGAATAACCATCTGTTTGAACAACTTGATCAATCGTATTGACATTTGTATCAATAACCTCATCCTCATACTCAAACACTTCACATGTAAGTTGATATGTATAGTTCTTTCTTAATTGATAGTTTGGTTTTTCAAATTCAACATATTTGATTTCAAATAATTTTTTTCCTAAAGGAGAGAATAACAAATCACCTTCTCTTGGACGATTTGATATCTCATAATCATCTTCTTGTTTTTCTAAAAATGGTGAAACTGATTCTTCAAATCTTTCTCTTGAAATTACAAATGTGGCCTCAGTTGTGACTCTGACACCAAACTTTGAAAGTATATCTCCTTGTCCAGCGTATCCATCAACATTCATCAAATATGCTTCAAGAGGGAATGCCTGATCAAATCGAGACTCAGTTACCTCCTTCATAATTGTTCTAGAGGTGACTAATTTACGAGGAATATAATGACACTCAATGCCATACATCCTTAGTTGTTCATTAACTAAGTCTTGTACTAAACCTTGCTCTCCTTTGGAGCCCTGTAGAAAAAATGGATTTAACATTATCCAATCATATCAAGTGGTGGCATTTCGTAATCACTGGACATCTTCGCTCTGATTTCTGCGAGTTCTCTTTCTCCATCATCATAGATTTGACGACCATTTAGTTGAATACCGCCAGGTAATTGAACTCCTTGGAATTTTATTAAGTTTTGTCCCCATTGTCTTTTACATAACGCAGTGAAGTATCTCTTTAAAAACTGATCGTTGTACACTTTTGTAAAATCATCTGGATCTAAGATTCGGAAACAATCAATTACAAAATAATCATCCTTGTTTATTTGTGCCCAGTCAACATCAATATAAAGACGATCTTGACGAATGTTAAATCGATATCTTACATTTGGATTTAATAAAAATGTAATATCTTCAAGTTTAGTCTGAACCATTGAATATTGAAGAAGATCAATTGATCCAAAGGCGTATAAGTCATTTAAAAATAACTGATAACGAATATTAAATAAACCATCATAAACTGTATCTGATCTAACTTTAAAAATATTATTAACTCCAATCACAGATGGAGGCATTTGAATATAATTATTATTCTCTTCAAGATCAAAAGTTGTTGATAGTCCAACTGTTGAAGTTGTAGTTGTTGTTGTAATTCCTAAAGTTGAATCTCCTCCTCTTGCTTGTCCTCTATCGATATCATCTTGTGTAATTTTATATTTCAAATACATTCTTTCAATGCCATTATAATGACGCTCTTGATATAACTGAAGAGTATCATCAAGTGCATCGTGTATCTGGTCAGTATCAAGGTTAATCTCCAATACAGGATAACCCAGTTTACGCAAACCGAAGTTTATAAGTTGTCCTCTACTGTTTGGTGCTGCCATTACTCTCCGTGAGATTTGCGATTTCCTCTAAAAGTTCATGCTTTTCTTTTTCATAATCATTTTTTAGAGTTTGGAGTTTCGCCTCCAAAAGAACGTTTTGATTTAATGCTGCTGCTAGTTTTGTATGATATAAGTTCACTAATACATTAACATCTACTTCACTGTTTTGTTGCATTTTTAGAAAGTACCTCCGTCAAGGGTTGAAGTCCAATGTGGCTTGTTAGTATATGTATTCGTTACAGCATCAGGTGATGTGCTTAAGTTTTGAATTGCACCACTCTGACCCTCTCTCCTCAAATTATTTGAG